GGATTTTTAGTGCCTGAGGTTTATAAGCCTGACCTTAAAATGATTGCACTTGAGAATTCTGTTGTAATGCCTCATGGCGCTACTGTTATACCGCCTATCAAAACAGACTCGGTAAAAATCCCCTATATTGATGACACATCACATGCAACAACGGTATTCGGCGGGGTTCAGGCAAAGTGGACGGCTGAAAAAGGTACGAAAGATGCCACAAAGCCCGCATTCGGACAGTTGGAATTAACCCCTCACAAGCTGGCTGGAATAACATACATCTCACACGAACTCCGGGATGACTCCGCTATTGCGCTAGTGCCGCTGATAAAGAGAATGTTTGGTTCTGCATGGGGATACTTTACAGACGATGCTTTTCTTAATGGAACTGGAGCTGGACAACCATTGGGTATCCAGAATTGCGGTTGCTTAAAGACTGTTTTTAGAAATACAGTAAATCGGGTATTTTTTGAGGACTTGCGGGAAATGTACGCTTGTATGCTCCCCGCCTCTCATCCATACGCTGTTTGGGTAATTAACCCAAGCGTTTTACCAGACCTAATTGGGATGATCTCAGGCGATGCTGCGCCAGCTGCAGCCTCTAATCCTATCTGGATTAATCGAGACATGGGCGCACAGAATCCTATACCGGGCAGAATCTTTGGACGGCCGTTTATTATTAGTGAAAAAATGCCAGGCCTCGGTACACAAGGCGACGTAGGTTATTTCGACATGCGGTATTACCTCATTTTCGATCGCCAGCCAATGACAATAGACTTCAGTTCTCACGTTGCTTTCACTACAGACGAGGATTGCTGGAGATTTGTACTCAGAGTTGCCGGACAATGTTGGCCACAGAGCGTACTAACGCCCAGAAATGCGGCTGCACCAGTGACTTCGATATCTCCCTTTGTTGTACTAGACGACGCCACAAGCTAAGGAGCAGAAATGGGATACAAAGACAAAACGGGCGGATTCAAGTGTTTAGGTGAGTTTCTAGTCAAAGTCCGTAAAGCTTACGATGGCGAAGGTACACCGGATAGCCGGATAATATTTGGAAAAACAGCAGGGCATATGGTCGAAGCGGATGACTCACAGGGAGGTGCTTTGGTTCCAGAACAATGGGCCGAGGGTATTTATCACGCAGCTATGGAAAATGCGATTGCCAGACCACGAGCTACGGTTTTCCCGATGATAAGCGACTCACTGAAAGTACGATTAATAAGGGATTCAGACAGAAGCTCAAATCTATTCGGTGGGATTACATTCAAATGGACAGAGGAACGTGGAGATAAATTTACCGCTATAAGCAAGCCTGAAGTTGGTTTAGTTGAGCTGAATGCGCATAAGCTAGTGGGTAGTTGCTTTGTGAGCAATGAGCTAGAAGATGATTATGGCAAATTTGGGAAATTCATGGAAATAGCATTCGGGCAGGCAATACGATTTATAGAAGACGATGCGTTCATAAACGGCACAGGCGCGGGGATGCCCCTGGGTATCTTACAAGCCGGATGCAGGACACAAGTTACACGAAATGCGGTTGGACTGGTTAATTGGACTGATATTGCTGCTATGGCTATGCGGCTACTTGCGAGGAGTTGGGAAAGCGCTGTGTGGCTATTGAATACTGATGTGATAGGTGAATTATATGAAGCGACAGCACCGGCGGCGAATCAAGCGACAGTTTTGGATCTAAGTAATCGTACTCTCTGGGGAATACCGTTCATTCCAACAGAGAAATGTCAAGCGATGGGAACGGAAGGTGATATTATCCTGGCTGATTTCGGCCACGGGCATTATCTTATAGGCGACAGGGAGTTGAGGATATCAGCGTCTCGTCATGTTAATTATGAGTATACTCCCATTCAGGCAAGCGAGACATATGGTTTCGTAACCGACGAGACGTTTTGGAAGATTGTTCTCAGATCAGATGGTCAACCGCTTCTAAGTGCTGACATTGCACCGAAGCGAGGGGCTAATGACCTGGGGATGTTTATTGTATTAACAACAACAAGCTAATAGGAGGTAAAAAACTATGGCAAATATACACAAATTTACAGAAAACGTTAAGTATGACGTAGCGATGGATATAGCAACTCTAAACGGTAGCGCAAATTCTCCCACATATTTCAGCCTGGCTAATTACGACCTGGCTGTATTTTTGGTATTCACTGGAACACTAGCCGGCAGCGCAGTGGTCACTCTACAGATGAGACAGAGACTCGGAGCCGCGGGAGCTGAGGCCAACGTTGGCACAGCAGGGGCCTTGGCTGATACAGATGATGACGAAATAAATGTACTTCAGGTAAGAGGCGAGGAGCTAAATGTAGACGATGGATATGATAGGGTTGGGATTTTATGCACAGAGACAGCCAGCCAGAATGCAGAGATAGGCGTTATTTGTCTGCGGATGAGGGCTCGTCATAAACAGGCTACTCTTCCTGATTAATACTGGGAGGTAAAAAATTATGGGAAACGTACATAAAGACAGTGAGCATGAATATCTGGGTGTAGCAATGAATCTCGATACTGCCTTGGACAATGGCTCAAATACGCCTGTATATTTCAGTATAGCAAATTATGACCTTGCCGTATTTGAGATATTCACAGGTACGCTAACCGGTGCAGCGTCTTTGACTTGCACTATTTGGGAGACAGATGGCTCAACTCCACAGGCAACTACCATAACTACCACAATTACAGATGACGATAGCGTTACTAGGATTCAGATTCGTGGCGAGCAACTAGATGTTAATGATGGATTTTATGCAGTTGGAATACTGGTGACGGAAACTGGGGCTGCAAATGCTGAAGTTGGTGTTCTTATCCGAAAAAAAAGAGCTCGCTATAAACATGCTAACTTGACCTGATTAATGCACGGCAGATAATAAGAGGAAAGGAGGCGGATTTCGGTTCGCCTCCCTACCCTTAGAGGTTTAAATGAATAACGAGATGATTGAATTTACAAAGGATTGGACTAGCTGCTGGAAGGTAGGCGATAGATTCCGCAGGGATTCCAGGCCGCAATTTGCAGCAGCAGTCGTTAATGCCGGCTATGCTAAGGCAATAAAAATGCCGCCTAAGAATAAGATGGTAAGCGATGCGGCTAATAAGAGGTAAATAAAAGTGGCACTTGACACAACAATAAGCTTAACTGATTTAGATGAAATTAAATCTTTTTTAGGCGAAGATGTGCAGAAAGATGGCATCTGGATATATTGCAGCCAGGGAGACGCTACAGCGGCAACGGCAGAGGTAACCGATACGACTATAATTCTTATAATCACAGGTGGCGTTGAGGCTGGAACGGATACTTTAACTTTTGCCGATGCTGATAAAGATACAGTTTCGGAATTAATAACAGCAATTAACGCCTTGACTGGATGGAAATCTGGTAGAATATGTAATGGCTCGGCTGATTCAACAGACTTAGTCGTAACTGGTGCTTTATCCTGTTTGGGGGCTGACGATGAAATCACTCTAAAAATAATTGACAACTATCTTTTAACCGAACTAATAAACAGAGCTTCCGATCTCATAAATCGATATTGCGAAAGGTTGCTCAAAACAACTAATTATACTAGGGAAATATACTATGGCAGCGGGTTCAGTAGATTGCTTCTTGAGGAGTATCCGGTAACAAGGGTTATAAGGCTGTCAGCAGGGCGGGCTAATTCATTCTCAATCAAGAACACCTCCACGGATGCTAACTTCTGCACAGTCGAGATAACGGCTACAGCTATCCGGCTTATCGTAAATGGCGGGGCTAATGTTGACGATACGGAATTGACGCTTGCTGATTATGCGACTATTGACCTTTTAATAGCCGCAATTAATGCCCTAGCAAAGGGCTGGTCAGTAACCACAATGGCCACGGATACGGCTACCCGGGACGCTTCTGAGCTTCTGGTCAGGCCGTCTATGTTCGTGGATGCTACCAAGCAGGCTTATTGCGAGACTGTAGATGATGACATAACTGACTATAAGCTATTGGATCCTACCGAGGCCAGGAATTCAGGAATTTTGTATAAGCCTGGGGCATTTATATCTGGACGGGAATATTTTGTAGATTATACCGCCGGTTATACCACAATTCCCTATGCTTTAGAGCAATTCTGCATACATCTGGTGTGCTATGTTTACGGGAAGTCAAAGCGGGCAGCTGACGGAGGATTGAAAAGCGAGTCATTCGGAGAAGGGGCAGATTATAAATATGAACGAATATCTATGTCAGATTTTGAAAAGGCCAGGGCTATGATGCCGATAGAGATTCAGAACGGCTTAGATTTGTTTAAGAAGAGGAGTTTTTAATGCAAGCAGTAACATGCCCGGTATGTGGGGGGAATGGTTTAGTAGATGAGGGTTTTTACAGGCAGACTTCTGGAGATTGGACTTCAGCAGGCGGGACTGAAACTTGCCGCTCTTGCGGTGGTAAAGGCTGGGTAACTATTGATGATTCCGGTAAACTTCCACCTGCTCATCCGTATAATATTGAACCTTGGGATTATCTCAAAGGAGAGACGATTTCATCAGAACCCGACGCTGGCCCATATTGGGGATTAAGCGGGATTGGAGAATAATAGATGAGCTATGCAGGCCACTTAGACAAGACAGTGAAGATAAAGAAATCTGTAAAAGGGATTGCTGATGGGATGGGTGGTTATAAACCTGCAACCTGGACAATCATTTACAAGCGGATTAAGGGCGCCATTGTGGTTATTCCAATAAAAGGGCAAATAATCCAGTATAGCAAGGTAGATGTATTCGCAGAGTTTTACTGGTATATGGAATATTTATCAGGAGTTAAGGAGACGCAGCGGATTTACTGGGGCAGTAAAGTCTATGAGATTAAGCTTGTACTACCCTGGAGAGAGAAGGGGCGGTTCATGAAGTTGGCTTGTGTGGAGTTGGGGAGGGATATTTAAGATGCCAAAATTGGCTATAGATTATTATTTAGTATGTAAAATACCTAAAGGCTTTTCCATGCCCGTGCCATTGATGTACAGATCGTCTAAATCTGATCTAAGTTTTTTACTGTCTATATATAATATTATTGTTTTTCCAGATTTGTTTGGGATAGCTATAATAAACCGTTTTTTAGGTAGATTCAATAATTTCCCAAATAGCAAAGCTAAAGAGGAGATTCCAATTATGTTGAAAAAATTTCTTCTTTTCATGACGTCAGGGATGATAATGTGCTTTAGGCGATGTTTTGATAAGCGCATCAAACTTTATCTTTCCTCCACACTTAGAGCAAGGATACGTATGCGCAAAATGGTATGTTTCAGAACCTTCAAGATAGGGAATTTTCAGGGTAAGTCCGCATTTAGAGCATTTTTCCGCAACAGATCCAAAGGAAGAGTGCCTGAGTGGAAAACTTTTGTTGCTTTCGGCTACTTTGGTTCCATCTACAGACAAAGACATTGTTTTAGTCTTTTTCAAATGCGAGGGAAACAAGTTAATGAAAGGTAAAAATAAGGCAGGAAGGCCAATGAATTTAAAAAAGTTTCTTCTTTCCATGTTGGTCATTTTGTTCTCCTTTTATATAAATTATATATCAAAAAGGAATAAATGTAAAGGAATAAAGGTCAATGGCTAGTCAAATAGTTCGAGGAATCCCCGAAGTTATCGCTAATCTAAAGAAGTATCAGATTATCAAAACAGAGGCTATTAAGGATAGGCTGAAAAAGCAGGCATTCAAGATTGAGCTGGCAGCTAAAGAGGTTGTAGTTGTTGATACAGGCCGTCTCCGGGCTTCTATCTCGACTAATTGGGCTGGAAGCTCGCTGAGCGAAGGCAAAACAGGAAGCCAAGCGATGTCAGGGGATGGGATAAAGAAGCCTGATGGTGCGAAAGATTTGGTGTATGCAGTTGGCACGAATGTTAAATATGGTCCAGCGATAGAGCATGGAACGCCAAAAAGGACAGCTACGCCGTATCTTTTCCCCGCCTATTTCATGTATGAAGGAGAGACAATCCTGGCGATTGCGGCAATTATGAAAATGGACGTGACGTTAAGATGATAAATTTATTTAAAGTTTTTATACCCGAATCAGTAGATAAACCCCTGCTCGATGTTTTACATTCGGGCTATATAGGACAGGGAACTAAGGTAGATAAGCTTGAGGACAAAATTGCTGATTATCTCAATATGGCACACAATAAGCATATCGTTACTGTAAATTCTGGCACTACAGGGCTTCACCTGGCCCTTAAATTAGCCAATATAAGGCGAGGGGATGAAATAGTCAGTACACCGATGTCATGTTTTGCTACGAATGCACCTATTTTACATAGCGGGGCAAAGATAGTTTGGGCTGATGTAAATCCCAGCGATGGCAATATTGACCCGAATGACATTGAGCATTTAATCACCTCAAAGACAAAGGCTATAATGATTGTAGATTGGGGCGGCATGCCATGTTCTTATGATGAGATAAATAGCATTGCTAAGAGGCATGGCCTTTTGGTTATAGAGGATGCTGCACAAGCTTTAGGGGCTGAATATAACGGGGCAAAGATAGGCGCTTTTTCTGATTTCACAGAGTTTAGCCTACAGGCAATTAAGACAATAACCTCAATCGACGGGGGTATATTAGTATGCAAAAGCGAAAAGAATCATGACCGAGGAGTTCTCCTGCGGTGGTATGGCATGGATAGAACAAAAAGTAGAGAAATGAGATGTGCAGCAGACGTACCTGAAGCCGGATTTAAGTGGCATATGCACGATATATCAGCGATTGTTGGGGTCGAGAGCCTTAAATATATTGATGACAACCTCAGAAGGCATAGAGAAAATGCTAATTTTTATGACATGGAACTTCAGAGCCGGAACATAACAGTATGTAAGCCATTAAAGAGAAGTAAAGAGAAATTAAGTAGCTACTGGCTTTATACTTTGTTGGCCGATAACAGAGACGAGTTTACAGAGTTTATGATGAAACGCGGGGTTCACGTAAGCCGGGCGCATGCAAGGAATGATAATTATAGCTGTTTGAAGAGATTTAGAAAAAGGAAATTACCTGGAGTTGATTATTTTGATGCTCATCAAATAAATATTCCTGTTGGCTGGTGGGTAACGCCAGAGGATAGGGAGCAAATAATGAATGCTATAGAGGAGTGGAATAATGTTTCATTATAATGGGATCGGGCTGAGGCTGGTCGAAGAGAAGGATTTAGAAGAGATGCGGGCATTGAGAAACTCTCAATCAACATGGCTGTGGCTTACGGATGTAAAACAGATCAGTAAAATCCAGCAAAAACAGTGGTATGATAATTTATCATTAGACAATAGCATAGAATATTATGCGATTGTTGAGGTTAAGCATGATTTTCCAATTCAATTTGAAGGGGATTTTTTGGGTATTGCCCGGATAACAAATATTGATTTAGTGAACAGATCGGCAATGATAGGCCTTGATATAAGGCCGAATTTCAGAGGGCAGGGGCTTGGGACTAAAGCATTCGGGGCAATATTAGAATACTATTTCCAACACAGGCATTCTCACCGATTACATCTTATGGTTTTAGAGAAGAATGAGGTGGCAAAAAAACTATATACAACCGCTGGCTTTAAGGAAGAAGGCCGGCAAAGAGATGCAATCTGGAGAAATGGCCGCTGGAATAATTATATTGCTATGTCGATGCTAGAGGGGGAGTATAGAAAATGAAGCCCTGCAGCGTCCTGATTCCAAACCGCTGGACGGAAGATGCCATAGTGCTTACGGTGGAATCTATTTTAAAGCGGACTAATTATCCGGATTATAAGATAGTGGTATGCGATAACTCAGGGGGCAAAGGCAAAGCAAATCGGCTTGATTATTTGAAGGATATGGAAAAGCTAGGGCATTTAAAGCTTATAGAAAATGTTATCATAGCTAATCCAGATGGGAAAATACCCTATGGACATGGCGAGAATTTGAAGGTTTTGCTTAAAGCCTGCGACACGCCCCTGGCTATGCTTTTATCATCCGGCTGCGAGATAAAAGACCCGAACTGGCTTTCCATGTTAATTGATCTACTGAAGACTGATAAAGACTTAGGCGTTGCAAAAACCAGGAAAGCGGAGAACCATTTCAATAACTGCTGGTCAGCTAATAGATATATCCCTAATTGGATGCTTTTGGATATGGATATCTACCGAGATTTTGGTAATCCAGATGAGGATTTGGAGCTAAGGCGCGTACCATATACCGAATATGAGCATAAGGAGATTTTTGACGGCATGATTACGCCGGCACATCCTGACCCAGATCCACTGCAAGTATTTTTAGATACAGGCTGGAGGCTATGGGATAGGATGCAGTACGAGAATCCCGAGGGCTACCGCATGATAGATCTGCCTCGTTATTTTCCCTGGCGGACTATTAATTGGTTCGGAGGCATGGACAGGAATTCAAGCCGCCCTGAGCATCCTTATGTCGTCAAGACAAGGGCGGGGATTAAGCATAGCTTAGAAATATTGAGGAGAACATGAAAACCTGTAGCATCCTGATTAGCAATTACAATTCATTTGAGACTATCCAGCTCTGCATAGAGAGCATAAGAAAGTACACTGACTATCCCCATAAGATAGTCGTTTATGACGACTGCTCGACAAACGAAATGGATGTCGCCTATCTAAATGAAGCCAAAAAAAATGAGTGGATACAGCCGATATTCGGGAACAAAAGGTTGAATCACGGAGGCGCAATCAACACGCTTCTCAATCATTGCGATACTGACTTGGCTATGATTCTTGATAACGATATCCAGATATTAAAAGCAGGCTGGCTAGAGGAGATGGTGAATTTAGTAGGAAGTAAGGAATTGTGTTTCTGTGGGATAGAGCATAATTATCCCTCTGGACGGCCATCATTGCCAGACTGGATGCAAACGTGGTTTATTATGATAAACATGAGGGCATATCGGGACGGCATGGAAGTTGATTGGAGACGAGGCTATAAAAATGGAATCATGCTACCAGTAGGCGGGAGGCTATGGCTAAAGGCTGGGGATGATAACCCTAAGGGATATAGATTTGTTAGTTCTATACCAGAATCTATCACCTCGAAATTTCATCATTTCTGTCACATCTCAAGTATCGCCACAGAAAGCCCTGATGACGAAGAGCGACTGATAACGGCCAGGAAAAAGAAGCTGGCTGAGGTGAAAACCGCGTTACAAAAATTAAGGAGTAAATAAATGCACTATGAAAACCATCTTTTCTGGGAACGCTGCAAATGGAAATACACGAAATATTTCACTGACCCTAGCAAGGTTATTGAATTTGGAAGTGAATACATAAACGGGACAATACGGGCTTATTTTAGATGCAAGGATTATATCGGAGTGGATTGGAGAGGGAGCTTCTGCGTTGATGACAGACAATTAGCTCATAATGTGAATTATGCACCGGAATCATTTGACACGGTTGTATCTGCCTCAATGTTTGAGCATGACCCCTATTGGAAAAAAAGTATTGTCAAAATGGTTGATGTGATGAAAAAAGACGGCTTATTAGCTATATCATGGGGAGCGGCAAGGAATGGCCCGCACGGAAAGGTTTTTGCGTCAGATGTAGAGTTCCATGCACTCAAGGCAGAGATGATGCTGAAAGAGCTTTATGATTTAGGGATATATACCCATGAGTTTCAATATGAGCGATCTATAATGCCGGATAGAATAAAAAAACTTCGCCCAATGCCCATTGGGTTAGGTGAGGTTGTGATAGTCGGCTTCAAGGACAGGAAATACGCCACAGGAGAGAAGCTGATTGACCCGCTTATAGATGAGGATAGAATATGAAAGAAGTTAGTTTGCTGATATCCAATCGAGATTCATACGAAGCCGTACAACTTTGCATCGAAAGCATCCGGAAATATACCCAATATCCTCATAAAATTATTGTATTTGATGACAGGTCGAAAAATGGGGTTGACCTAGACTACCTAAGAGACGCACAAGAGAAAGGCTGGCTTGAGCTACATGAGAACAATGCCCCATTCCCCCTCACTCATGGAGGATCGCTGAATATGCTTATAAATCAGCTATGCGATACTGACCATGCTATGATTATGGACTGTGATGTGATGATAAAAAAGAGTGGCTGGCTCAAGGATATTATGGACGTAGCCTTGACTGATGAGAACATATTGGCCGTCGTAGACACAAAAGACAAGGGTTATACCTGGAAAGGTTTTAGGACTCCCATTTATCATTTCTGGTTTGGGCTCCTAAATATGCGAGCCTATAACGATGGCATGAGAACGATTTGGATAAATAATGTAGAGGATGCAAGTAAGGAGCCATATAAAAGCCTATTTTCCGACTTAGCGGATGCCTCAAAAAATCCCTATTTTATGTCATTGGTTAAACAAGGCAAGGTGGTTTTAAGTAGATGGGATAAAAATATTGTCTCAAATGACAGCGGCGCACAGCTCTGGCTTAAAGTCACCTATAGCAACCCTAAGAAATATCGGGTCGTGCCTATGCCAAAAGGACTGCATGATAAACATTGCCATTTCGGTCATGCCTCGATTATTGGCACAATGGCTCACTCTGACGAGAAGAGCTATGATGCAGATATGGCAAGGCTAAAATTTGATGAAATTAGAAAAAACTTGGAGGTATTAAGACATGGGTGATCTTACGGTTATTTGCGCTAATATTGACTCCCCTGAATGGCTAGAGCTGCTCATAAAAAGCATACTGAAATACTCTGTTACTGACCCGGAAATAATTGTCATAGATAACGGTTCGCTTGAGGATAATCTGCGCTGGATAAAGTACCAGAAAAACATCAAACTATATGAGGCAAAGACGAATCTCGGCCACGGCGGGGCTATGGACTTGGGGACGCAGATGGCCAAGACCAAGTATGTCTGTTTTCTTGATGTGGACTCTCACATAATGCGAGAGGGCTGGGATAAAGAATTGATACAGATGTATGAAAATTCCCCGGAGATAAAACTAATAGGCTGTATTGGCCCGGAACATAAACCTTTACACCCGCCTCTTTTTTTCTATGAAAGAGATTTTATAATTGACAATAAATTGTCATTTAACTACATCCCAAGTCATCCCAAATCAACAGATACCGCTCAGAAAGTTTATTGGGACATCCTTGATTTAGGTTATAAAGTGATGAGGCTTGAGAAGGGAACAAAAGAATATGGGCTAATAGGCGATGAGATACACCTTGGCAGCAGATCGCTCATATATCACCATTGGTATGGGACGCGGTTTTGCGAGAACAATCCAGAGAGAAAGAAAGAGCAGCTAGACGGCTACACGCTAGAGGATCACTTAAAAAATAAGGAACAATTATTCGAGCAACCGAAAGTAAAAGAGATTCTGGAATACAATATAGATGTCGTTTTTAGGGACTATGAGAAGTGCCGGCGGGAGATGCGGTCTTTGAACGGTTTGCCCTGGATAGAGCCTGGGGCTATTGAATTGCTGGATAAGGTTGTTAATAAAGATTCAATAATCCTAGAGGTTGGCTCTGGAAGCTCAACTATCTGGTTCGCAAGGAAGGCTGACTATGTGCTTTCATTCGAGCATAATGAGCTTTGGCATAACATCGTAAAAGATGAGTTGGATTATTTGAATATAAATAGCGTTGTCCTCAGATTTGAGCCTGATTATCCCAAAAATGGGCTACCTCACATAGATGGTAAGTTTGATATAGTTTTGATAGACGGGCCAACAGAGGGGCGAAACAGCCCGATAGTTACAGGAATCGAACATATAAAGCCTGGGGGCTATTTCATTCTAGATGACGCCCAGCGAGAGGAGCTTTATGCAGAGGGGCTAGCATTGCTTGATAAGCAGGGCTGGCAAAGTTGGGATTTTAATGTGCCTGGATACATAAGGCATACAAGAGTTTGGAAGGTAAGCGAATGAAAATATTTGTGGCAAATACAGGTCGTTGCGGGTCAAAATTCATGGCCTCCGTCTTTGAACTGCTGACTGATATCCCCTCATATCATGAGATGGCCCCTTATTGTATTGGGGAGACATTAAAAGATGTAAACAATAATGAGGTTATATCTGAAAATACACGATTTGCTTTCCAGCAGAAGATAGCGAAAATAAAGCATTATTCTAAAAATGGCGACTACTTTGAGTCAAATAATATGTTCATAAAGTCATTTATCTGGCCTGTCATGGCTGCTTTTGACGATGTTTATTGTATCTATCTACATCGCAATCCTATGGACACCTTCCTTTCACATGCTGATAGGGGTTGGAAATTCGGTTATGATTGGATTCTTCAGTCTCACTGGAAAAAAAACCTGCTCAAAACCAAAAACCCTATGCTCTATTATGAAAATACTATGTGGAACTGGTTTGAGGTGAGAGAGAGATTCTTTCACTGGGAAAATCAATTCACAAAAACTTACGATTTTGACTTCAGGAATCTGAATAATTTGGAGGAATATTATAAACTATTTGAACATTTCGGGATTCCTTATAAAAAGATTGCAAAACTTCCAGAAACAGAAAGAAATGAAAACGTATTAAACAAGCCCGTTACATCCCGTTATGAGAGCTTAATGGAGGAAATAAATAAACATTGGGATAATCCGGGAAAAGAATGGGCTTTCGATTCTGATATAAAAGATATGAAAGCATATGGGGTCAACAAGTGAAGAAAAAACATCTTATTTCAGTTGTCATCCCGTTGAAGAACACTAAAGAAAATCATCGAGGAACAAAGCGCCTTCAAGATTGCCTTAATAGCCTAAAAAATCAGACTGTCCCTTGTGAGCAAATCGATATTATCGTAACTGATATTGACAGCGATCCGTATTATAAAGGGAAACATAAAGAGATATGCAAGAAATATAAAATCAAATATATATTCACAAAAACAGATGGTGTCTGGAATATATCGAGAGCCAGGAATATCGGCATAAGGAATGCACAGGCAGAATTCATTATGACAACGGATGTAGATTGTGTCTTTGCCCCTGATTTTATTGAGACTGTTTTGCAACATACAACAGAAGATAAAATAATCCATTGCAGGATTAGTGACCTACCGAAAGATTATGAAGGCAAGCTGGATGATTTTCTCTGGATGAATAAAACTTCCACTCTGCGACCTCCATATGGTTACGGCGGCTGTCAGGTTTTCTCAAGAAAATGGGCGTTTAAAGTGCATGGATTTGATGAGGCATATTCAGTCTGGGGCGCGGATGATACGGATTTCTATTTGCGTGCTACACAAGATGGATTGAAAAGCATCTGGATAGAGCGGGAGGCTTCATTTTTTCATCAGCATCACGAGACGGAAAACAATGATAAAAATAGAGCTTATGTTAGCGAAAATAGGCTCCGGCTCAAACTGGTGGAAATGGGGAAGATGCCGATTATAAGAAACGAAACAGGCTGGGGTGGAAAAGGATCAATAGCGGTTCATTCAAAAACGACAAAGGGAATTTTAAATAACGTGGCTATATTGATAACGACATTCATGAGGGACGCTGCGCTTTTCGCTTGTGTTAAATCTATACGAAAATATTATCCTGACATAACAATATTTGTAGGGGATAACGGGGAAGCTAATCGGAAAAAGACAGAATTTTTGAATAAATATAAATGTGCCTACGTAAAGGCTCCTTTCGATTGTGGTGTTGGGGAGACAAGGAACAAAGTTTTTAAAAAAATACCAAAGCGATATAAACACATCATGATATGTGAAGATGATATCATTTTTACAGCAAGCACAATGTTGGGTAATTGGGTGTCTATTTTGGAGGGAAAAGATGAGATTGGGATAGTTGGGGGAAAACTCAATAAACATCATGCTAATCTATTGATCGACATGAATTACGAGGCATGGCTTTATGCTGACAAAGCGGCTCTTTATATAGAGCGAATAAAGGAATTTAAATGGGAATTGGATGTTGGCGCAAGATATGTATATTGCGATATTGTTCTAAATGTTTTTATGATGAGGCGGGAGGTCTGGGATAGTCAGGGGTGGGATCCGAAAATCAAGACCTGGCCGGAACATGAGGATTTCTTTTTTTCAGTTAAAAAAAATACGGATTGGAAAGTGGCCTACACAGATACCGTCAGCATGACTCATGAGGCTGTGACTTATGACCGAAAATATGCAAAATATCGCATGAGAACAGACGGCTTAAAAGTATTCTCTGAAAAATGGGGAATAGAATATATCTGGAACTCCTGGCACAAAAGCTGGGGCAAACCGAATCCACTGAGAATAGGCTTTCTTGTCCCTGCTGGCAAAAAACCAAAGCTGAGGCTATTAGAGGATAAGAGTGAGATTGCTGTGGGAATAAAAACATTCTTGCGGGAAGCGACTCTGTTTAAAGCGCTTGATGCTATAGAAAAGTATTTGCAGCTCCCTCATAGGCTTTATATAGCTGATGATGGGGAGGCCTCTGTTAAGAAAGAATATAGATATCAACAGCTTGAGAATAAAGGGCATGAAATAATCAAATTGCCTTTCAACAGTGGAATCTCCGTAGGGAGAAACGAGGTTATAAAAAAAGCGATAGAAGATTATATCTTAATTATGGATGACGACATAGCGCTCCAAGATTCCACATCTATTATAAAAATGAAGAACATCCTGGATGCAAACGATGATATAGGCATTTGCTCTGGAATGCTTTTTTCAGAAAATGGCGATTATATGGCAAGCGAAAAATATCAGAAAGGATTGCGCTTTGAGATTGACAGAGGAATGTTGCTTAGACATCCAAGCATAAACAAGATACACAAAGTAGGCGATGCTTTCTATGTTTATGCTGATCAGGTTGTTAATTTTTTCCTTGCAAAAAGAGCTGTTTTTGATGATATCACATGGGACAATAGAATTAAGGTTGAGTGGGAACACCTGGATTTCTTTTTAAGGCTGAAGGAAACAAAATGGAAAGTAGCGAGCTGCATTAATTCTAAAGCGACTCACTTAAATTCATTGCATGACCCGAATTATAATTATTATAGACGGTCATCATCAAGCAATTATTTTAATAATAAACACGGAATACATAGGGTAATAAATAGGTTCTAACTATGCCAACAAGAAAATTAGGATTTTCAGCGCTTTTAACAGCAGTATATTCACGACTAACGACGGACATCCCTACTTATGCGTTCTATAATCATGTGCCGAAAAATACGGCTTATCCTTATCATGCCATTGGAAGAGTAATGGGAGTGCGGTCGGCAGAGTATGAGACCAGAGACACTGAGGCCGAGGATAACGCTTTCCAAATTGACAGCTGGGTTGATCAGACTTCTGGCTTAGGTGATAAAGCCTGTGCTGATATGCAGAACGCTATTATACAGAGCTTAACCGCATCTGCATTGTCTATAACGGGCTATAACTCTATACATTTTTATCTGGATTATGCGGAGATTATGATTGATCCGGAGAATCCGGAATTATTGCTTCGTCATGGAGTTTTGCGGTTTCGCATTGATATGTCACCAACGAGTTGAAAAATGAGATTATATCATAATAAAAATTGGTTACATCAAAAATATGTAGAGGAAAAATTGTCTACGATAGAAATTGCAAAAATCTGTGGAGTTTATAATCAATCGCAAATTTGTAAATGGTTAAAAAAACATAATATAAAAGCAAGGAGCCGGAAAGAAGCACAAATTGAAAGATATGAAAAAGGGAGAAGCCCTTTATTGGGCAGAGAACTCCCAAACAAAACTAAAGAAAAAATAAGCAAAACCCTAAAAGGAAAATATATAAAAGAAAAAAGTCATATGTATGGAAAAAAGGGGGAAGCTCATCAAAGATGGGGAGTAAAGCACACTGAAGAAATAAAAAGAATAATAGGAGAAAAAAGCAGGGGAAGAAAACAATCAAAAGAAACAATAGAAAAACGCATGAAACATTTAAGGGGTAAAAAGAGGCCGCCTTTTTCTCAAGAATGGAAAGATAATATATCAAAGGCTACTAAAAAATTATGGGCAAACCCAGAATTTATAAAAAAAGTAACTCAAAAAAGATCAGAAAACGCAAAAAGATTATGTAAAAATGAAGAATGGTTAAAGAAAACTCTATTTTCACCGCAGCGGCTTCCAACAAAACCAGAGAAGCTATTTAATGAAATGACCCCAGATATTATTAATTATGTTGGCAATAGAAAATTTTGGATAATGCTGCCAACTGGAAAGCGTAAAAATCCTGATTTTAAAATTGAGAATCAGAATAAAGTTATAGAAGTATTTGGAGATTATTGGCATAGGGGGGAAAATCCACAAGAATTAATTGATTTATATAAACAAGCGGGATTGGATTGTTTGGTTATCTGGGAACATGAAATCTATAAAAAACCAGACATTATTTTAAAGAAAGTAAATAATTTTTTAAGATTTAGACAGGACATGAGTCCTGTTTAGAAATATAAATAATATTAGGAGGTTAATATTATGGCTACAGCAGGAAAATCAGCAGTTTTAATGACGCTTTCTATCGAGGGTCACGCCCTAGCAGAAAGCCGGGACTTTACACTCACTCAGGGACAAGAGGAAATTGACCTGACAAACAGAGACTCTGCGTGGTGGAAAGAATCCATCCCAGGACTCAGGGATTGGACAATCAGTGGCGGTGGGCTTTATATCTACAACGATCCAGCAAGGCAGGTTTTAGACTGGCATTGGCACGACCGAACCCCATCTCTTTTGACAATTGTCATCACTATGGCAGATGGTACAATCACAAAGACAGGAGAAGCATTTGTAACTAACATCACTTATCCTGGGCCACATGCGGGCGCAGCCGAAATCAGCTTCACTCTCCGTGGAACTCATGAACTTGATATCACTGCAAGTTAAGGGAGGATATTATGCCAATTGTTAAATCCATACCTATTCAGCTGGACAAAAAGAGACGGCTTTGTTTCGATTTTAACGCCTTTGCAGAGCTTCAGAGAGAATGCGGAATATCAATTCTCGACTTACAAAAATTTGTGAACATTGCTAAAGATAAAACAGGGTTACTACTCCCATTTTATGAACTGCGCGCTTTCATTTGGGCTGGTTTGCTCGATGAGACACCTGACATTACACTAAAAGAAGTTGGAAAGATTCTTGATAACTGTTTCATGCAGCGACCGGAGGAGATAGGGGCGGCAATGATGAATGCAATTATGCAAAGTACCTTTTTTAAAGAGGCAAAAAAAAAAGCAATCAGGCAGAAGACAGTGAAGAAACGGACTGGAGCAAAAAAGACTACATCGAAGAAAGTTACAACTTAGCCCTGAAGATTGGGCTTCTGCCTTGCGTGTTTTGGAAGCTAAAGCCAGTTGAGCTTGCTGATATTGCGGAGGTGTATTTTGAAAAAGAAAGAGAGAAGGATAAACAGGCGTGGAGAAGGGTTGCCTTTGTTGCATCATGGATTATCAATACGGCAGGCAAGACATATAAGGGGGACATTAGCGGAAATGAATTACTCAATTTTAAAGATGAGGTTAGGAACAGGGAGGTAACGCCATTGAGCCTAGAAGAGAGGGAAAAACAGGCGGATGAGACCTTTATGTTACATAAAAGAAAATTCTGGACATCGCTTAGCTTAGATGAAAATGGTAAAGTGAAAGTTTTTGGCGAGGAAAAGCTAAAGGAATTGAAAGAGAGGTATAAAAAATAATGGGAAAAGTAGGGGAAATCTTCATAGTTCTTGATACAAAGTTAGATCGCTTTAATAAAGGAATGTCTGACGCAGAGCGGGCTATGGTGAGAGTCGGGACAAAATTTACCGCTATTGGCAAGAATCTTACAAAATTTGTAACCTTGCCTCTCCTCGCCATAGGTGTGGTTGCGGTTAAAGCCTTTGCTGACTTTGATAAGGCGATGACTGAATCGCTTGCTATTATGGGGCCTATCTCAGATTCCATGAAAGAGAAGATGGCCGGCGTTGCTAAAACAATATCTGAGGAAACAATCTTTTCGGCTAATAAGCTCGCTGAGTCTTATTATTTCCTTGCCTCTGCTGGCATGACAGCCGAGCAATCTATTGCAGCCTTGGATAAGGTCGCCCTTTTTGCACAAGCCGGAGCGTTTGACCTGGCTACTGCTACGGATTTATTGACCGATGCTCAGACGGCTATGGGGCTGTCTTCTAAGGATGCCGCTATAAACCAGGCAAACCTTGTCAAGGTTTCAGATGTTTTAGTCGGGGCCAATACTCTTGCAAATGCGAGCGTTGAGCAGTTCTCAAAGTCGCTAACAAACATGGCTGCAGCTGCCCTTACAAATGCTAATAAAGGATTAGAGGAAGGCGTTGCTATTTTAGCCGCCTTTGCTGATAAGGGAATTAAGGGGCAAAAGGCTGGCATGAAACTGTCAATGATGCTGAATTCCCTTGATGATGCAGCGAGCAAAAATAAAGAAGCGTGGAAAGAATACAATGTTCAGCTTTGGGATGCTGACGAGAATATGCGAAACGTTGGCGACATTATCGGTGATATGGAAGTTGCGTTTAAAGATTTAACACCGGAAGCCAAATCTGCTGCGCTAGCTCAATTAGGATTTAATACTAGAACGAAAAACTCCATCCTGTCGCTGATGGGATCGTCTGAGAAAATATTACAGTGGACAGAAGATTTAAAGAAGATGGGGGGCATTACAGAAGAAGTTGCAGAGAAGCAAATGGCGTCATTTTCTAACCAGCTAAAAGTA